TAATAACTTTCATTTTTCCTGGCTCATCCATTATTGAACGATTAGCACAGAAGTCAGTTATTCTATTTCTTACAATATCAACTGAAGTATCAGTAGATGCATTAATATAAAGATAAGGGTGTTTAAAATGTTTAACCAATACTTTAGCAGCAGATGTTTTACCTGTGCCTGGGCTACCATGTAATAATAAATGTTGATAAACTCCTTTACTTAATTTTTCACCTACTCTTTTAGGTGTTATTAAATCTTCTAATACTTTAGGGCGATATTTCTCTGTAAGTAAAATATTTTGTATATTCCGCATAAATTTGTTTATTTTTATATGTAAAAATATAAGATTGTTTACACATTGAATAAATATTAAAATAGGTATTATTATGCAAAGAAGAAGTATTAGAAAAGTTATCCAAGAACCGATTTTTACTGAAAATGTTAAAAGCAATATTAAAAGAAGAAACCAAGATAGAACTTTAATAAGAACTTCTAATAATACTAAGATTGCTTCATCTATTAAAAAAATTCAACACTCTATTAGGAACGCAGCAGAAGTATCTACACAGACAGTCCGCTATTCTTCTGTACCTAAATTATTTCCTAATGAAACTATTTTTATAATTGGGGGAGGCCCTTCATTAAAAGGTTTTGATTTTAGAACCTTATCTGGAAAAAGAACAATTGCAATTAATAAAGCTTTACTTTATATGACAGACCCAGATGCGGTATACTGGACTGATGGTAGATTTTATACATGGTTTAAAAATGAAGTAGATAGTTTTAAAGGTTTAAAATTTGCACTAAGGCCAGGTAGTCAATATACTTGTGACATAAAAGTATTAAGAAAAGGAAAACCTTATGGATTAGAGTCCGACCCTCAAACATTAGCTCATGGCTTTAATAGTGGATATGCCGCTATTAATTTAGCATATCATTTAGGTGCAAAAAGAATTGTTTTATTAGGATTTGATATGGAAGAAGATGGAAAGAATACACATTTTCATGATGGTTATCCTGCTAGATCTACAGGTAATAAAATGTATATAGAAAAATTTTTACCAGGATTTAAACAGCTTTATGATGAAATAAGATTAAAAGGTATAGAAATAATTAATGCATCTCCAAATAGTAGACTGAAGGTATTTCCAAAAATTACATTAGCTCAAGCGGCTAATCTTAGATGATCGTTTAGCATAAGTCATAAACTCTCTCTGTTCTTTTTTAAGGAGGTGTTTACAGTGTTTAGTAAATTTAATTGATGTATCTATAATTCTACCATCTACACTTTTATTCCGTGAGTTATGGGCTTTAGAACATTTACTGCAAACAAAATTCTCTACCTTTTTAGAATCCATTCTAGATTTAATAGGTACTTTACAAATACTGCAATTCCAATCTATAAGATCAGCATCTTTTTCTAATTCTTTAAGAGTAGTAAAGGTTTCTCTAAAAGGATTCCAAATAGCTTTATTGACATTTTTTTCATGGCCATTCATATCTTCTACTTTAAATATAACTTCAAAAGCTTGAGTATCAGAATTAAGCCATTTCATATGACGGCTATTTAAAAGCAATTTTTGCTTTAAAGGCGGCAGGTTTTCTAGAAGAATACCATACCGCCTTTTATACCATCCAAAGTTTATTTTACGAACTTTATACATAAGGTTTTATATTAACAGTTACAACACGTACAATCACATGATTTACCACAACCGCATGTTTTACAATTACATTTCATTTCTTAATCTTGCAAATTTTTCAGATACAGATTCTGCTACATAATTAAAAGATTCCCCTTTAGGTTTAGATAGTGTAGCCAATTTCTTTTTAGCATCAGCTTCCTTTTTCTTGAGTTCAGCAATATCTTCTTTACTATCTTCTATTCTTTTGTTTATCTTTTGGACTTCTTCATCAGATACTCTGCCTAGTTTTTGATCTCTTTTAGCTTGATCTAAATCATTCGTTGCTTTAGTCATTGCAGCTCTCTCATCTTCTATAGATTTATTATAAGATTTTATGTCCGCCTCTATCTTTGCACTACCATCATCAGTTTTGGTTTCTGTATCAGTTTTAGTTTCTGTATCAGTTTTAGTTTCTGTATCAGTTTTAATATCATCAGTATTTTGATCTGCTGCCTTAGTTTTAGGTTCTTTCTTTGCAGCAGTAGATTCATAATCTTTTAATTCACCTGTTGCTTCGGCTGCCTTTTTCTGTAATTCATTAGCCTTTACTTTTAACTTTTTCTTTTCTTCCCCATCCGCTGATTTAAATACTACTTGATTAGCAGCTAACCTAGCTTTTGTAGTTCCTAGTGTTACAACTTTCTTAAGTATTGGTGAAGTAGCTAAATCACTCATTCTTTGAGATA